TAAAGAATGGAAAGACGAACACCTCGTCATCACAGGAGGAGAACCACTCCTCGGATGGCAACGAGCCTACCCAGAACTCCTAAGTCATGAAAAGATGAAGGGTCTCTCCGAGATTACTTTTGAGACTAACGGTACTCAACCGCTGACTCCTGAATTTCTTGACTATCTTGAACAATGGTGGTGGGACGGTGGCAAGATTGGCTATGGTTCAGCTAATCATGATCGTGAAATCACATTTAGTGTGAGTGCTAAGTTGAGTTGTTCCGGTGAGAAGGCAGAAGATGCTATCAAGCCTGATGTAGTAGTCGGCTATCAAACAATCGGAAAGGTCTATCTTAAGTTTGTTATCGCAACAGAAGATGATGCTAAGGAAGCACTAGCAGCAGTTGAACAATATCGTGATGCTGGATTTAAAGGTCATGTTTACTTTATGCCCGTAGGTGGTGTTGAGAGCGTGTATCATCTTAACAATCGCACTGTTGCCGATCTTGCTATGAAGAACGGTATTCGCTACAGTGACAGACTTCAAGTTCCTCTATTCAAGAATGCGTGGGCAACCTAAGTGGCACTAAACGATAGATATTATGCTGCGGCATTCTGTGATGAAGAAGATGAGGCCGTGATAAGAACTTATTCTAAACGAATCGGCTTTCTCGTTAGTTCACAAACATTGATTCCGCATGGTGGTATTGGACAATTCACGAAAAGCTTCTGTGAGTTGATGCACCGCTATGATGTATGCGTAGATATTATCACTGATAAGAGTCCACAGGGCGTTGCGGATGAGTTTGTCAAAGAACTGAACGCAAACATCATCTACCCAGATAATCCACAACGCTATACTGACCACAGTGCTGTCTTTATGTATGAGGATAGCTACTGCTATGAGCGTATGGCTAACTTCCGTGATGCAACTATCAAAGCATTGTCCAGTAATCTATATGATAGCTTCGTCTGCAACACATACGAAACTGTGCAGGTACTTTCTACCTTAGGATTGTCAGACTATATTCAGACTATCGCATATACTCATTTAGAAAGTCAAATCTTCAAGGATACTAAGAATCCGTTCCTTGATGAAGTCAATGACATGATGAGGTTGCAGTTGCAGATGCCTGGCATCACAATTGGTACTCAAAGTAAGTTCAACGAATTGCATTTTGAAAATGCATATCATCTTCCTATCCCGCTTCCTGAACAGGGCTTACTACAAGAATATGACAATGACCGCGAAGGTGTATTGTTTATCGGTCGTTGGGAAGAAGGCAAGAACCCTGAACTATATCTAGAATTGATTGAACAGACTAAGTTGCCTGCTCGTGTTATGACAAGTGCGAGTGGTGCTAAGAAGTTTGAAGAACGATTGAAGAAGATTGGTGTTGACTATCAAATCAAGGTAGGTATCATTGGACAAGAGAAGGTAGACTTTATCAAGAGTTGCCGTGTAGCATTTAACCCAAGCACAGTAGAAAGCTATGGTATTGCTTTCCTTGAGCAGATTATTCAGCTCCCTACATTTGCGTTGATTAACCAACGTTGGACGCAAAACTTCCCAAGCACACAATTCTTCACGACTAGCAAGCGTAACATGGCTGAGGATGTAAAAGCAGTCTATGACCAATACCCCACAAGCAAGTCTTGGTATGCAGCTTATGATTCAGTGAATCATTTCAAGATTCACGAAGATGCAGTATTCCACAAGTGGAATCATTGCTTTAACGAGTTTGAACCTCGTAAGAGCAATAGCAATACTGCAAAGATTTGTGATGAGACTACTGTAAAATATAAGGACTTTGTTGCTGGTTTGGGTCGGCGTGTTCTTTGCATTGATGATATTCGTTCGGTACTAGCAAATAGACACAAGTTTAGAATTGTCTATACTGCAAAGGATACTTATTTGACTAAAGATCCTTCTTTCGAACCCAAAGAAGAACAAGTTGGCATAGATTTATTTGAAGGATTATAATGATGGCAGATAGAATTATCACACTAGATAATAATTTTGAAGTACTGTATGAGGATGGTTTGGATGGTGGTGGCTACGACCATCTACTTGATTTTGTTAACGCAGTGAATCTTGCAGGTAAAACCAATTATACGAATGCAGTTGAATGGTGTGCTGGATTTGGAGTGATTGGTTTTGATTTCCTAAACAGAAAGGTCTGTAATCATATGTCATTCATTGATTGCTATGACCTTGCAATTCAGTGGTTGATTAAAACTAGCACCCACAACAATGTCAGCGATAAAACTTCTTTCTATATCGCAGACAAAATATCTCTAATCCCAGAAGATGTGAAATGGGACTTAGTATTAGCTAATCCTCCACACTGCTTTGAACGTGCTTCCGTAGAGCATTTTGAGAAGACGTTGACCGAACCGCAGAAAGATGATGTAATTCGAATTACTTGTGATGAGGACCTTGCTGTTCATAAGGAATTTTTCAAGAACATCAGAAGTCATCTATTGCCCGGAGCAGACATTTTTATTTCAGAGGTAAGTAGTTTTGATGAGGTAGAGCAGTTGGCACGGGATGCAGGGTTAGAGATTGTTTCACGATATGCTGCCGCTAAGCTTTCAATAAACTGTTCAGGTGCAGCAGTGATATTTCACTTTAAGGAACCGGCATGAAAAAGATTCTAATTACAGGTAACTCAGGTTACATTGGGTCTCATCTATGTAAGATGCTAGAAGGAGAGTATGAGATTCATGGGTTAGACATTTGTGAGCCTCAGCACCCGGTCAAAGAATTTCATCAGATTGACATTAACCGATTGTTTGCCATTGACCAAGAATATGATGCAGTGATTCACCTTGCTGCACTTGTTAATGTTGGTGAAAGTGAACGTATTCCCATTCAATATTACATCACTAACGTCAATGGTACAATGAACGTAATCAACAAGATCAAGACAAAGAATTTCATCTTTGCTAGCACCGGAGCTGCTGAACTATGCGAGAGCGCATACGGTATCAGCAAGAGAGCAGCAGAAGATGTTGTCCGCGAATATTGCACTACACATAGACCAACCCCCTACACAATCTTTAGGTTCTACAACGTGATTGGTACTGATGGATTCAAACCAACTAATCCAGACGGGTTGATGTATAATCTTATCAAGGCAATTGATACAGATGAATTCACTATCTATGGTAAGGACTATGAGCAGAGTCATGACGGTACAGCAATGCGTGATTATGTTCACGTAAACGAAATTTGTAATGCGTTGAAGCTAGCAATCGAAAAGCCTGCAAACAGTGTAGAAAGTTTGGGGCATGGTGTTGGCTACACTGTTAGAGAGATTGTAAACAAGTTCCAAGAAGTCAACAACACCTTCTTTGATATCAAGTATGGTCCTCGTAGACCAGGTGATGCAGCGGTCAGCGTGTTAGAAGATGTTTCTAGCTATATGGAACATTTATATAGTATGGATGAACTTTTAAAGGTTGACAACATTGTTTAATTGTGATAGAGTGGTAACATGAATATATTTTACGTAAATTCCGACCCCGAGGTCGCTGCTCGTAGCATGGTTGACCGCCATGTAGTTAAAATGATTCTAGAGACTGCACAGTTGCTCTCTACTGCCCATCGTGTCATTGACGGTGAGGAGTATGTAGGACAAACGCAGACCGGACGTAAAGCAAAACGATGGAGACTATCTGGCAATGCTGACGCTATTATGTATGCTGCTACTCATATTAATCATCCTTCAGCAGTTTGGGTTCGTGAAAACTCTGCTAACTACAATTGGTTGTATGATCATCTTTTGGCTCTTGGTCGTGAGTATACCTATCGTTATGGTCGTACTCATCTTACTATTGATAAGCTAAAGGATATTCTCAAGGACGCCCCTGCGAATATCACACAAAGCAAAGTAATGACTAAGATGCCATCTTGCATGGACAAGCAGTACATCGTAAGCTTAGACCCGATTATCAACTATCGCAACTATTACAACTACGGCAAGACTGACTTGCTACGCTGGTCTAATCGTCCGCCTCCGCAGTGGATTGACGGCACGGTTATCATGACTGACGGTAAAAAGCAGATATACACTATACAGAGATAACTATGCCTAAGAATAAGAATAAAAAATATCAAATTACTCATTTAGGCAAGACTCTAAACACTGACCACTGGTATGACTTGCCAGAGGATAAATGTCTAGCATTGAAGGCTGCGTATTACGAGAAGCCTGATTTTGATTTGGTTAAGAAAAATCTAGAGGCAGTGTATAATGGTGGTACTGTCATAAGCACTATCACTAGCTATTATGTAAAAGACCTTATGGCTAAAGTGAAGCTAGAATCTCCGCGATGGTCTATCGAACAAGTCTTTGAATCTATCGACTTGATACGATACTTTTGGAGCCGAGTGCTTTCAAGTGATAAAGTATACCCGAAGACCGATTCAGATATCAAGAACTTTGAAGCTGCCCTAAGACTTAGTGGCGGCGGTGTTGCCATGAAGCCATCTAACTATCCTATTAAATCAGTTGACGAGATACTTTCTAAGTACAATATCAATGGTAAATACTACGATTTTTCTTGTGGTTGGGGAGTACGATTACTTTCAGCAATGAGAAATCGAGTTGAGTATTACGGTACTGACCCTAATAACCTACTAGTAGACAGACTTAGACAGATGGCTACTGACTACAACACAGTAAATGATACATCTGCATTTTATGATATTAGGTGTCACGGTTCCGAAACATTCGTTCCAGAATGGGAAAACACTATCGGAGTAGCCTTTAGTAGTCCTCCGTATTTCAATCTTGAAGACTATGGTGTTGGTAATCAGTCATACAAGCCCGGAACTTCTTATCAAGAGTGGCTAGATAACTATCTACGACCGACGATAGAGAACATCAAGAAATACCTGATTGAAGATGGCAAGATGCTCGTTAACATTAAAGATTTCTTAGATTACAAGCTATGCGCTGATACTAGAGCCATTGCAGAAAGTCTAGGGTTTCATTACGTAGAAACACTTACGTTGAAGAACATAACTAGACCAAGTGCTAAAGTAGACTTGAACACAGATGAAGGCATCATGGTGTTCTCAAAGAATCCCGTACAGCCAGAGATAGTTCCTGAAAGCCTATTCGTTTTTGGATGAAGGTTATCGTAACTGACGGTAAAAAGCAGATATATACTATACAGAGGTAAAATATGTTTGAAAAATTAAAAAAATTGTTTAGTCCAGCCCCAGAGCCGACTCCTGAACCTGTGCCAGAAGTAAAGAAGGCACCTAAGAAGAAAGAGCTTACACCTAAGGAGAAGGCAACTGCTGCCGGCGAGCCTTACGTTAACATCATAAGCGTTGACCTTGACCCAGCCGACATTAACAATGGCGCTTTTGAACTTGAATGGAATGATAAGTTTCTAGTAAATCTAGTCAAGCAGGGTTACAAGATTCGTGATGATGATACCGAGGCACAAATTGTGGATCGTTGGTTCCAAACTGTATGCCGAAACATTGCACTTGAAGTATATGAACAACAGCAGGCCGACCCTGATAAACGTGAATCAGATATGCGTGTTATTCAGCAGCGTGATTTAGGTGGCGGATTTACCGAAGTTAGTTAATATTTTGGATAAAAAAGGTTGACAACTGCTACGTTATTGTGTATTATGTGTATACATTAACTAGTAAAAGGTACTGATATGGCAGTAAAGTTTAAATGGGTAGCTAACACTACTAAGATTACTAAGAAGCAGCTTCCGGTAAATGAACTTGACCGTAAGCCCGGTGATATTACCGCACGAAGCGCAGTGGATATGGCTAACGATTTTACTGTGTCGCCTGAAATGGAGCAGATCAAATCTGCTCTAGCCGATAAAAGCTATAGTAATTCAGCCCCTCAAGATTTCAGCGATACTCCGACTCTAATGAAGTTGAAGATTCGCTTGCTTATTTCTGCACTTGAGTTTCAGCGTCCTATTGAATTCACGCACGTTAAGAAAATCGTACTTGAATGGGATTCTAGGCGCCCTGCTACTATCAATGTAGTTTATAATCCCGATACAAAGCAGCATTACATCACTGATGGGCAGCATACTGTTCTTGCATATGCAATCCGTGCATATTTGGGATTGTTCAAGGATGTTGATCCGGCAGATTGGCTTGACCTTGAAATAAATTGCCAGGTCGTAGTGACCAATGATATGGCATTTTGTAGCGAACACTTTCAAGGAATTAACGGCGGAGACAAACTGCCATTGACTCCGTTTGATTATTGGAAGCCAAAGGTTCTCGGAAAACGTCAGCATTCTCCGAACAAGCAAACTAAGGATACCTATGAGATTGCATTTGCTAAACAACTCATCTTAGAAAAGTACAAGATTATTCCAGTACACCAAGATTCACCTGATAGATTTAAGCCCGGCGCATTAGTGCATGTACACAATCTTGAAAAGATGAGTGTTGAGGATGTTGCTTTCATGGCAAAAAATCACAACACGTATTGGTCGCAGGAACCGGTTGATCCTTCTGAAATGCTTCCGTTGCAGGAACTTCGCAATCGTTGCGTAAAAGCGGGTGCAGAAACAGACTCTAAGGAGTTTAAGGAATTCATGCAAGACCTAAACACAATTATCAAGCATGTCCTGGGAGGCTTTGCTGAACTCAAGCACAAGACACAAGAAGTATACCCCAAATACCATTTAGCTGCGTTCGGTGAAACAAAGACAGCGCCGAAGGACGCTTCATTGTCGCTTTTACTCAAGATGTATAAGAAGGCGGGTGGAACTTATCGGTATGCTCCTAGCATTCTAATCAACAAATATAGTGAGAACAACACTGATTTGTTTGATCATCTTGACCCTGCAATTAGGAAGATGTTCTGATGTTTATGTATATAGCAGAAGTATACGGAAAGATTAAACCAGGAATTAGTAAGACTGTTACCAGTCGTATTCTATCATATGATAAGGGTAATACTAATCCTGTATTTCACAAGTTATATGTAGCAAACGATGGTTTTGGTAGTCATATCAATAATCTAGAAGCATATGTGTTGCGTGAACTTTTCCCGTATTTAGAAAATCCAAACGGTAACAGAACTCCTAGCGAATATGTTGATCCTAAATTTACACAGATTGATGTACCGCATGTTCAAGCGTTAATAGAAACTCGCATAAAGAATTATCCATTACAAATACGTAAATTAAAAGATGAGTATCTTCCGATTACTAGGCACAACGCTAAAGCTATCATAGAAGGTATAACGTTATTTCCGGATAAGTACCTTGAGGACATTTAAGGCTTGACAAGTACGCATATTTTGTGTATAATGAACGTATATTAACAGACAGGATCCTTCATGAAATACGCTCTTATTGACACTGCTAACACTTTCTTCCGCGCTCGTCACGTTGCTAGCCGCAATAGTGACACATGGGAGAAGATTGGCATGGCTATGCATCTTACTATGTCGTCCGTCAATATGATTGTGCGTCAATATGGCATTGACCATGTTGTGTTCTGTCTTGAGGGTCGTAGCTGGCGTAAGGAGTTCTATCCTCGCTACAAGGCTCATCGCAAGCTTGACGAAAGCGCAATGACCGAACGTGAAGTAGAAGAAAATCAGATGTTCTGGGAAACGTATGACGTTTTCACTACTTACTTGCGTGAGAAGACTAACGCTAGCGTATTGCGTGTTCCCAACGCAGAAGCAGACGATATCATTGCTCGTTTCATTGACTTGCATCCCAATGACGAACACTTCATCATTTCTAGTGACAGTGACTTTGTCCAACTTATCAGCGAGAACGTAAAGCAATACAATGGTGTTGCTAATCAGCTTATCACGCTTGATGGCTACTTCAATGATCGTGGTAAGCCTATCAAGGACAAGAAGACTGGCGAGCCTAAGTTGCTTGAAGACCCTGAATATCTTTTGTTCAAGAAGATTATTCGCGGTGACGCAACTGACAACGTGTTCAGTGCATATCCGGGCGCTCGTGAGAAGGGTTCTAAGAACACTATCGGTATTCGTGATGCGTTTGAAGATCGTGTAAAGCAGGGCTTCAAGTGGAATAACTTTCTCTTGCAGAAGTGGGTTGACCACGAGGGCGTTGAACACCGCGTTAAGGATGATTATGAACGCAACCGCACTCTGATTGACCTTCGTGCTATGCCCGACGATATCAAGGAAACTGTTGATAATATCATCAAGAGCGATGTTCGCACTACTACGACTCCGATGGTCGGCGTACAGCTAATGAAGTTCTGCGGTAAGTATGAGTTGACCAAGATTAGCGAACAGGCTGAAACATATAGCAAGTGGCTCAATAGTTCGTACAAGGGTGTACTCAATGGCTGATAATATTCCTTGGTTCAAATCAATTCAAAGCATAGGTCGGGGCTTTCGTCCTGGTATGGAAATCAAGATGTTGTCTGCTGGCACCGGTACAGGCAAGAGTGTTTTTCTTGATTTTGAGAGCGATGATTTCAAGCCTTGGCGTGAAACGTTTCGCCCGCACTATGCTGAATATCGTGACTTTGATACCGGCGAAACATACTGGAAGAAGTTCAATCGACTTCCTAGATCAAGCGACCTATATCGTGCTGATAACGTAATCCGTCTGAATGAAGATGGGACATATGAGTACGTAAAAAATCGTAAAGACGGAAATCTTCGGCAGCTAACCGAAGAAGAAATTATGTGGGTGTTGTTACGTGTCTAAAGAAATTTTGTCGTGCAAAGATTGCAAGCATTCTACTATGTTTATGATTGACAGGATTTTCACGTTGAATGGTCTTGTAGGAGTATACGATACTAACTACAAATGCTCCAAATTTCCTGAGGAAACAAAAGTAATTGATGATATAGTTCTTGGTCCAACGAAAGTAAAGGCTAAGCTGCCGTATTGTAACATTGCCCGTCGCCACGGTGAATGCGGCCTAGATGGAAAGCATTGGCAACCTAAGCATAAGAAAGATTTATTTAAAATGTTAATGAAGGAAACATATTATGACTGAACTAGTAGCGAAGCCTATCGTTAAAAATCAGTTTTGGATCGTCACAGATGGTCATAAAAAGGTAGGCAATATTGAAGCAAACAACGCGGGATACGGGGTGCAGATTAACGGCACCTTCCTTCAGTTCAACAACACAGATGAATTGAAGAAGTCAACTAAGATTCGCTTTGAATCCATTGCAAACACTATCTCAAAGCCTACACATCCATATCCTGAATATCCTACTACTAAGCGAGTGTATAACAGTATCTTGGATATTCAACGCGGTTTGCATTTGTTCACTAAGACTAAAAAGAGCAAATGCTTACATGCCGCCGGGTATTTTGTGATTGATCAGAACACTAGTAAGCAAATAGTGTTCTGTCCCAAGTATATTTTCGTGCAGAGGTATCCTTATCTAGGACCCTATAAAACCAAAACGGAAGCAGAAAGTGTGATAAATACATAGATTATGTTACACATTAAGAAGTTTATGGACAAAATGTCCGTGGTGGAATCCAAAATGAACAAAGACGTTGTTCTACCCATCACGGAT